GGCTAACGACAATGTAATGCTCGTATTGACCGTTAAGGCCGTAATATAGCTGTTCGCTGCAATCCCGGTTCCGGTCACGTACTGGCCGACGTATAACCCGTTCGTGTTCGCTACGGCTACCACGTCAGAGCTAATGGTCGTGTCGCCCAGCACGGTGAACGAGGGGCCGATGGACCACTGGACGTTCTGCCCATAGATCCCGTTCAGGCTGGTATTGGTCGAGCAAGAGTAGATCGCGTCCGGGATGGTGTAGTTCAGCGTGCGCTCGGCGTTCCAGTTGTCGTACATGCTCTGGTATTCGCGCAGGGCGTCCGAGAGAAGCTCGGGATTGGACATATACCCAGGCCTCAACTGCCCGCAGTATCGAAGCGCGGTATAGATGCGATCTTGCGCTGTCACTTAAACCCTCGGCGCTCCCGGCTGCGCGGGTGGAGCTAGCATCTCAGTTCCGGGCTGCAAGAGCCTGTTGGCCTTGTTCATTTCGCGGATGCGCAGTTCCGACTTCTCGCCCAGCATCGCCACTTCCTGCGCAATCTGCTGCGGAACGACCACGCCAAAGCGCGGGATCAGACGCCACGCAAGGGCGTATTGGATCGCATCGAGGAAGCCCTGCGGCACATAGTAGGTGCCGTTCAGCGTCCAGGTGGTAAATTCGGCCCCGGTGATCAATTGGAGCGTAGGCGTCCCGCTGGGAACCGGCCATAGGTAGATCGTCACGAGCCCGGTGGATGAGATTACGTTGAAGTCGGGGTAAACCTCGTCAGGGGTCACGGCAGAGGCCGCTAGGTCGTTGTGCGCGTAATAGCGCGCCGCGTTTACGACCTCGATTTCGTTGCGACTCCCATCGGAAGCCACGATGAATGCCTGATAAATCTTGCTTGGCGCAGGCGTGACGAACGCCCCGGCAGGCCCCACCGTGTAGCTGGGAACCGCCGCCGTGAGCGCCTTGGTAATCGACTGAACGCCAAAAATCAGGCCCTCATCGATTCCCCAGGCATTCCACATGCCATTGAGTTCATAGAGGCCATCTTGAGATTCAGACGCCGATGGTGTTCCGCCCTGCTCCAAGATCCCGAGGATCGTGAGGGCGGAATTGACCATCTGCTGGCCGGTTACGGCGATAGTAGGCAATGCGCCCTCCTGGGATTATTTATTCGGATCGGTCGCGGCGGATTCGAGCGCTTCCATGCGTTCGAGCAGCCGTGCGGTCTGATCACGCAGCGTGGCTAGTTCTCCGTCCTTCTCGCGCAATTCGCGCTGCAAGGCGGCTTTCTCCTGCCGGGGATCTTCCAAATGCACGGCAGGCTTGGGATATGGCTGCATACGATAGCCCTTGGCGAGCAACGCATCCAGTTCTGCTTGATCAATCGCCACGGCTTCGCCCGCTTCACAGACGCCGATAGCAGGCTTTTTCTCGGCATGGTAGACCATGACCGGGAAGTTCTGATGCACGTAGGGCATCCGGGGATCATCCTTGTCTACGGGCACGTTCTTGTTCCCCCTTTCATCCACCGTGTCGATGCCGCTGATGTTTAGAAGCTGCCCTGCCTCCTCCTGATGGTGGCGGTTGAACTTCGCTAGGCTTTCCTTGATGCCCCCGGTTTTCATATCTCCCCGGTAGGCTTGAATCACTGCCATATCTTCGTCCTCCCTTTGCGGATTTCTGCTATATTCTCTCGGTACTTGAATAACGCGCATGTGGTATCGTTACGTATGCCCCATAGCAAGCACATTCACGGCCCCCTGGAAGTCAGATTTTGGCCCAAGGTCGATAAGTCTGGAGAGTGCTGGATTTGGACCGGAGCCAAGCTCCCCAAGGGATACGGAAAGATCAACGACGGAGAGGGGCGGACCCAATGCGCCCATCGCGTTGCTTGGAAACTCCATCATGGATCGTATCCCATACTGAATGTCCTTCATCGCTGCGACAACCCGGCGTGCGTGCGGATAGACCATCTTTTCCTTGGAACGCTTGCCGACAACAACGAAGACATGCGCAACAAGGGCCGAAAATGGAGCAAGTTGACCCAGGAAGCGGTTGCCCAGATACGTCAGCGCCTTCCATACACGACCGGCCAAGCCTTGGCGGATGAGTTCGGCGTTAGCCAAGGTTTGATCTTTCATATTAAGCACGGTCGCGCATGGAAGAATCGCTAAGTTGTTGATTCTAAACGTACGAAGGCGTAAATTTACCGGCGTTCGAGTCCCACGTAAACGTGAGATTCCGTCCGGTAACCGCCGTGCCAGCGAGCGCGATATTGCCCGCCGTAGTCCAGGTGAAATTGCCATCCGGGATGACCGTAAACGATCCGCCCGTAAAGCCCACCGGGAGCGTCCAGCCCGTAATGGCGTTGGTGCCGGTGACGTGGAACAGGGGGCCGGATGGCAGGGTTGCGCCCGCTACCGATGCCACTGTCGCGCTAAGTCCCGCTGGCTGGGTGTTGTTCCCGAATCCGGGAATCCAGAGGCCATCGACCGACCGCAGCCACTGGTTGCCGTTGGTGACGTTGATCCAGGGGGTAATCGGCACGTTGACTGCCGTGACCGCTCCCACCGGATCGTACTCGAAGAACGACGGGCCGAGCCCAATCGCTTCGTTCCCCGGAGACTGGCCGATGATGACGTAAGCCCCGCTTATGAACGCCTGACGGAACAGCGCCAAGCGGGACACGCTGACGGCTACCCCATTGATTGCGGTTACGTCCATGAGTTCGCCCCGCACGGTTTCGGGGTTGATCACATAGAGCTTCTGCGAGATGCCGCCGTTGGACGGGGCATAGATGCCCGAGCCCGAGGCAACGGTTAGCTGGCTGGACTGATTCGAGAGTGCGGCTGCAAGAGTCGTTGAAGTTAAGGCTGTGCTCATAATAGGCTCCTTTAGCCGTAGATCACACCGGCCATGTAGTCCGCATACTGCGCGGCAAAGCCGTAGATCACGTCCATCCTTTCGGTTTCATAGCCCTGGTAGGGGCCGCTCGATTGCCACTGCCGGATGCTACGGATGTAGATGCCCGGTGCGCCATCTTCCGCGCCGCCCATCACTTCGCATTCGACGTTTGAAGGCCGGTGCAACTTGATGAATGCGGCGGTGTAGGCGTCCTTCTGGAAGTAGAAGGCCGTATTGACCTGCTGGCCGGTCGATCCGACTACCGTGATCGCCGCGTTATCAGCAGGCGAATTGGAGGCATTCTGGAACTGGCCCGAGGGGATCAGCGGCGGATAAAACTGAAGCGTTGCCGCTCCGGTCGAATCCGTCACCGATTGCGTGATGACGAACTGCAAGAGGTTCTGCGTCCCGGTGTAGGCGGTATGGAGGCCCGAGGGGTTGACTTTGTAGACGCCCGCGATGGTGAAGCGGTCACCGGGATTCAGCGCCAAGCTGGAGGATGTCCAGCCATCGGTAACCAGGCTGGTACCGGCTTGATTTGCGCCATTCACCAGCGGAGTACCCGCGTAGGTTCCGACCGTAAAGGCCGGAATCTGCTCATCCCGCATCATGTCGAAGCCTGCGTAGCGCCCTACCTTGCCAGTCAGGAACTCTTTCCCGATAATGTCACCGGGGTTGAACAGAGTTTGGTTTTGTCCGACCATGTTCTGCTCATAGTCCGAGGTCCAGATCACGGAACGGTCCGGGTCGGGAGCGAGCAGCTTGTTCAAGCTGGTGCGCGCCTGATTGTAGGTCGCCGTCGATGTCGGCAGCACGCCGGGAGTTCCGACGAAGTTCGGAGCCGTCGCCTGAATGAACGCCGCCGCATCCGCGTCGATCTGATTAGCGATCATCAGCGCCATCGGGCGGATATATTCTTCCTTGAACCTCGGCATGTCCAGAAACAAGGCTTCATCGGTGTCGTTGTAGATAAAGTCCCCGCCGCGCCAGTAGGAAATCGACAGCGGCACGGTGGTCTGAACGATGGGTTCGGGCTGGAAGGCTTGCCCTTGCCGTCCCTGCGGACGCCACGGGCGTTTAATCTGGAGCGTTGTCCCAATGGGAGTGCTCTGCTGGAAATACGTCTGGTGCTCGCGCCCAATCGAGCGAATGATCGCTAGATTGTTGTACAGCATGCGCAGAGCCTCAGCCGTCACTTCCAGTCTTACTGGAACTGAATTGATGGGCATTCCCTCACCTCGGTTAAAGGATTACCGGGGCTCTAGGGAAATCAGCGCTTTAGGGATCAGCGCCCGCGCATTTCGCGCTCGCGCTCGTTCTCCCGCCTGTGCCACTCGGGTGATCCTATGCGGATATCTCCGGGTGGTGCGGAACCTCCCCGAGCAGCAACTTCCGTTGATGGCCTCGGTTTGCCGGAATCTCTCACGGCTGAGTTCCGCCCGGCTTGCGCCTCTGCGGGGTGCGTGCGGTCTTTA